TAGGTGCTGCTAGTTTAAATATAAAAACTGTTGTCAAAAATCTTGATGACTTTTTATTAAGACCACTAGGTGAGTCTTTTTTTCAATGGAACATGCAGTTCTTTGAAGGCTCTCTAGATGTGGAAGGTGATTTAGAAGTTAGAGCAACAGGTACTAATAGCTTGATGCAGAAAGAAGTTAGAAGTCAAAGACTTACTATGTTCTTACAAACTGCTCAAAGTCCAGCTATTGCACCTTTTGTTAAAATTTCTAAATTGGTTAGTGAACTTGCCTATAGCTTAGATTTAGACCCAGATGAAATTCTGAATGACCCTGAAGAAGCAGCTATGATGGCACAAATAATAGGAATGCAAAATGCTGGACAAAACGTTGGCTCGGAAACTGAACTTACTAGTGAACAACAAGGACCTATGGGAAGCCTTGCTGGAACACCTGCACAACCTCAAGACCTTGGACCTACAGGGACTGGTGGTGGCAACATCGGAATCGGAAATGTACCGGTTGCAGGGGAAAGTGAGTTCTCTGGTACGAATAGAGCAGCTCCCCTTACAAATTAAGGAAGCTTTAACTAGAAAAGAAGAGGATAATTAAATGTTAGATTTATTAGATACAATATTAAAAATAGTAGGGGTAGTACCTTGGATAGTGTCAATCTGTTCAATGATTGCTGCTTTAACACCTACACCACATGATGATAATTTAGTAAGCAAAGCTTATAAAGTTATTGATTGGTTTGCCCTTAATATAGGCAGAGCAAAGGAGAAATAAGATGAAAAAAGAAAAATTTCCAGATTTAACAGGTGATGGTAAAGTCACCCAAGCTGATATTTTAAAAGGCCGAGGAGTTTTTCAAGAGGGTGGTGATGTAGATATGCAAATGTCTACTTTAATGGAACCACAACAAGAAATGGTCTCTGATGAAGAAATGGAAGAAGACTATTTAGATTTTATTTTAGATGAAGCATTGACCGAAGAAGAGGAAGATATGCTTCAAAGTAGATTAGAACAAGATGAGCAACTAGCTTTATTATTTGATAAAGTTATAGATGTTGCTCAAGAATTTGCCGGAGCAGGACTCGTAGAGGGTCCGGGTAATGGCGTATCCGACAGTATACCCGCAAGGTTATCTGACGGAGAATTTGTTTTTACTGCTAAAGCTGCTAAAGAAATAGGAGCTGATGAGTTAATGCGGATGATGAAAGATGCTGAAGCTCAAGCAGATAAAAGACAAAACTTAGTTTATGGGGGAGAAGTGTTAGAAGAAGGTGAAACTTTTGTAGTAGAACCAACTGAACCAGAACCTGTCAAACAAGAGATTCGTGTGCAACGAGAAACTTTAGGACCTCAAGCTTCACAGCAAGAGGAAGAAGAGTTGGTCGAAGAAATACGAACTCGTAAAATGATGACAGGTAAACCCTCACCTGTAAGCTAATTATAGGCGATAGGGCTACCTTATGTCATAAGCACCCTATCATTTAGATAAACCGAAAGGCGACCTTTTACAAGACAAGCCCTGCAAGTCGACATCGCAGCTACCTTGTTAAACGAAGCCCTGATTAGGATTAAAGAAAATGACTAAAAAAATTTTAGAAAAGGAAGAGCCAAATCCTTATAACGCAAAAAAAGATTGGCACGAAGTTGAAAAAAAAGCTTTTATTTCATCAGATAGTCTTTATTTTGAAGAACCTTCTGAAAAAAATAAACTTTTTGATAGTGATGATATCAATGATATTAAAGCTGAAGGAAGTGTAAATGTAGAAGAACTGGAAGTCAAAGAGGATAAACCTTATAAACGACCAGACTACAAAAAAAGATATGATGATTTAAAAAAACATTATGATACTAAACTTAATGAATTTAAGTCTAGAGAACAAGAGTTAATAGAGGAAGCTACTAAAAATAGACAAGACTATAAAGCTCCTAAATCTGAAGAAGAACTTGAAGAATTTAAAAAACAATATCCTGATGTTTATGAAGTAGTAGAAACTGTTGCTCATTTACAAAGTGAGTCCAAGGCAAAAGTTCTAGAAGAACGTCTTGGTAAACTCCAAGCAAGAGAACAAGAGTTAATACGAAAAGATGCAGAAAAAAGGTTGACTGATAGACATCCTGATTTTGAAGATATCAGAAACAGTGATGACTTTCACGACTGGGCAAAAGAGCAGCCTGAGTCAATTCAATCATGGATTTACTCTAATGCTGATGATGCTGATTTAGCTTCCCGTGCTATTGATTTGTTTAAAAAAGATAAAGGCATGGACTTACCTAAAACTAAAAAGTCATCTTCTAGGACTAAAAATAATGCTGCTGATATGATATCTACTAAAACAACAAATGTAGAACCTAAGCAACAAAAAGTTTGGTCCGAAAGGGAGATTGCTGCTTTAAGTATGGCAGAATTTGATAAGTACGAAAAAGACATATCAGATGCTATGCAAGAAGGCAGAATCATTAGATAAATTATTAACTAACTTATAATAGGAGAAGTATTATGGCTCAATTTTTTGAACCAAGTCCCGATACTAATGCTAACTTTGGGAACTCCGTAAGTGGACAGAATAATAGTTTTTTCCTACCTTCAGTTTATTCTAAAAAGGTTTTAAACTTCTTTAGGAAAGCCTCGGTAGTAGAAGCTATTACAAACACCGACTATGCTGGTGAAATATCTGCTTTCGGAGATTCAGTAAAGATTATAAAAGAACCAGTTATCTCTGTGTCTGATTACACAAGAGGTAGCGATACAAGTGCAACTAAATTAACAGACCAAGAACTAACTCTTGTTGTTGATAGTGCTAAAGCTTTCAAATTCATCGTAGATGATATTGAGACAAATATGTCACACGTCAACTTTAAAGAAGTAGCTTCTTCAAGTGCTGCGTATGCTCTTAAAGATTCATACGATGCTGCTGTTATAGCAACTATGTTTGCTGGATTATCATCCAGTTCACCTGACCATACGTTAGGTACTGATAGTGCTACTGATTTAGGTGCTGGAGTATTTGATGGTTCTGGAGCTGCTGACTTAGGTCAGTCTGGCGAAACAGACCCTCTAGACCTCATGGCTAGAATGGCAAGACTTTTAGACGAACAAAATGTACCTGAAGAAGGTAGATGGTTTGTTGCAAGTCCTGACTTCTACGAGGTTTTAGGTCAGTCATC